CCGGTGGCCGGGCAGCCATTAGACATTCGGCCGATGAAGGCCCTCGCCGATGACGACGCGGTGGCGACGGTCGCCACACTCAAGCGAGGTCGCGGGCGCCCGCCGAAGTCCGAAGCAACGGCCTAACGCCCGACAGGCCTCCTTTGCGATGGCAAAAGCAAAAGGGTTTGGCAGAGAAAAGCGCTATGGCAACGGCAACGGCTACGACAACGACAAGTTTCGGCCAACGTTGCGGCTCGACATGCGAACGATGAGCAACCTCCGGTCGAACCAACCGACTGACGCTTATCGGGAAGGCTGGGAAATTGCGTTCGGCAAGCGCGGATCGAGTGCAGCGGGAGCTGAAGCGCCGGGCGGCGCTGAGCCTTCGGGCGACTGACAAGATCGATCACGTGCGCGGCGTTCCGTTCGCACAACAACTCGCTCTCATCAACGACCCATCCCGACGCAAGGCGGGCCTTTGTACGCGCCGAGCAGGCAAGAGCGTCGCCGCCGTCGTCTACCTGTTGCTCGTTGCCCTGATGTTTCCTGGATGCCGCGTCGCATATGTAGGCATCACCAGGCAGGCGGCCAAAGACGTTGTATGGCACGAGATGCAAAAGATCTGTCAGACGTTCGGCATCGCGGCAGTGTTCAACGCCTCGACACTCAGGGTCACGCTTCCCAACGGATCGGAAATCTTCGTCGTCGGCGCACACAACGAGCGCTCGATCGAGACGCTTCGTGGCAAGGCGTTTCGGCTTGTTGTGGTCGACGAGTGCGCGAGCTACGGAAAGCACTTCGAGCCGCTGATTCACGATGTGCTCAGAGCAACGCTAATCGATTTCGCTGGTACGCTGTGTCTCATCGGCACGCCGGGGGCCGCATGCGCAGGATATTTCTACGACGTGACGACCAAGGACCGAGGCTTCTCGGTTTACAGTTGGTCGCTCGTTGATAACCCGTACATCCCTGGCGCGCGAGAAGAGATCGCCAACGTACTGCGCGAAAACGGTTGGGACGAATCGCACCCGACCTACCAGCGCGAGTATATGGCTCGGTGGGCCGCGTCGCTAGACCTCATGGTTTATCGCTGGTCTGACTCGCGCAACACGTACACAACGCTACCTGATGGCGAATACGGCCACGTGCTTGGTGTCGACCTCGGTTACAACGATGCGTTTGTAATATCGGTGCTAGCCTACTCTCTTGAGCGTCCCGAGTCCTACGTGGTCGACCAATTCGCAGCTAGCGAGATGTTGCCTACCGCATGGTCCGCGACAATCGAGGACTACGCCGCACGCTACAGCCCCCAAGCAATCGTGGTTGATGCTGGCGGCCTTGGCAAAGCGTTTGTCGAGGAAATGAAAGACAAGTGGGCACTGCCGGTTAAAGCCGCTGAGAAAGTCAAGAAACCGGCTTACATCAACCTGATGAATGGCGACCTACAGGCGGGCCGGTTGAAGGCGCACGCATCGCTAACCAAGTTGTCCGACCAAATGTCTCAATTGCAATGGGCGTCGGACAAGCCCGGCATAAAAGAGCACCCAGACTTCCCGAACGATCGATGCGACGCGACGCTGTACGCGTGGAGAGAGTGCCGGCACCACATGAACGAAACGCCGAAACCAGAGCCAGATCGCAACTCAGCAGAGTGGTTTAAACAACAAGAGGAAAAACTTCGTGAAGAACAATTTAGACGAGTCAAGCGCAAGCAAGCGGGAAGCGAGTCAGAGTACCACCATGAAAACGACCGGCGCATATCTGACTGAAGTGGAGACGAGGCAGGCAGAGCGCGAAAGCATCATCAAGTTCTGTCGAGCCGAGCGGGTCGCGAAGTTCTCACACAACGGACTGGAGTTCGAGTTCTCGCCGATGGCGTTTATGCCTGACGCGGTGGAAGAAACGATTGAAGACGAGGCTAGACGCCTAGAGCGCGAAGAAGCGGCTCGCCTTGATGTGCTACTACACTCTGCCGGTTAAATAGCGCGGAAAATAGCCGCGCTTATTCGTCTCGCCCGCCGCGCCTCTCGGCGTGACGGAAAACCATTGGTTAGACTCTCCTAAGGGCGAGTATCACAAGCGGCTTTGGCCGTACCTTCAGCAGCTAGAGCAAGCGCAGTCGTATAGGCGCAGGCAAAACGAGCTATTCCTTTCGCTGTATGGTGACGCCGAGGCGGGCGCCGGGCTTGGGCCGCGCCTGCTTATGCGGCGCTCTGGCTCAGAGCAGCCACGCCTAGCGCTAAACGTTTGCAAGTCGATCTGCGATACAGCGCAAGCCAAGATCGCGCAAAACCGAAACCTGCCTTTCATGCTGACAGAAGATGGGAATTGGCTTCAGCAACAAAAGGCAAAGCAACTCAACCGGTTCGTCGAAGGCATGTTCTACGACACGGGCTACTGGGAGACCGCGCAGCAAGTCTTTCTTGATGCGTGCATTTCGGGGACCGGATTTCACTACGCCTTTGACGCTGACCCAAACGGCAAGGGCAAGGTTGCACTAGAGCGGCCGTTTTTCGATGAGATCAAGGTTGACGATGCTCTCGGGTTGCATGGCGACCCACCAGAGATTCACCGTGTTCACCCTGTGTCGCGGCGCGCCTACGCTGCGCAGTACAAAAAAGGCACCGCGCAATACAAAGCAATCATGGCAGCGTCACCAGCCAAGGCAGGACAACGCCCCGGAGCCCCACAGTCTGAAGACTTGATCGAGGTCGCCGTCACGTGGCGCAAGGCAAGCCGCGAAGGCGCAGACGACGGCATGGAAGTGCGTTGTCTTGAAAACGCAACGCTAGAAGTCTTGCCATGGCGGCACAACTGGCTGCCCATCGTTCCATTCCGCTGGCAGCGTCAGCCGCTCGGATACTTCGGGCGCGGAATCATCTCGCAACTCGTCGGCATCCAGTACGAGATCAACACGCTACTAAGGGTCATCTCGAAGTCGATCCGCATGGTCGGCGTTCCGCGCGTGCTCAACCCGACTCAGAGCAAAATAAACCCGGCGCTATTCACCGATGAGATTGCAACGATCATCCCATACAACGGTGGGTTTAAGCCCGAGATCATGATGGGGCAGATCCTGCAGCCCGAAGTCTACAACTGGCTCACGACCCTCGTGCAAAAGGCCTATGAGATCGTCGGCATCAACGAACTGTCGGCGACCGGGAAGAAGCCGCCAGGTCTGAATGCTGCGGTCGCGCTGCAATCGTACAACGATCTACAGGGCGAGCGCTTTTCGATGGTCGAACAAAACTGGGAGCGACTGGGGATTGCCACGTCGCGCTGCCAGATAGCGCTAGCCAAGGACATCGCGGACGATCGCGGTGACTACCAAATCAGCGCGCACAACTCCAAAGGTTTCGAGAGGATCAGCTGGAAGGAAGACATCAACCTAGAGATGGATGATGTCATCTTCAAACAACAGCCGGTAAACCTTTTCGCTAAGACGCCATCGGCCAAACAACAGCAAGTGCTGGAAATGTTCGACAAGGGCGCGATCAATGTCGACGAATATCGGCGCCTGGTGCAGTACCCAGATCTCGAGGCCGTCACCACGATCACCAACGCGGCAACTGACGCGGTGTATCGGATCGTCACGCTCATCATCGAAAAAGGCATCTACACCCCACCCGAGGCGTTTTTAAACCTCGAAGCTGCGGTGCCGATCGTGCACGGGGCGTTGTTGAAATACTCAGCGACTGACGCGCCACCTGAGCGGCTCGACATGCTGCGCACGTGGTTGGCTCAGGCCAAAGACACGATCGACAAATCAAAAGCCGAGGCCATGCGCCAGCAACAAGCGATGGCGCCTCGGCCTGCCGCACCATCGCCAGACATGGCCGCGCCACCACCCGCTGACCCAATGGCCGCTGCGGTGCCGGCCTAATCGCGCCCGATGTGCCTCTGCTTTGATGGCAGAGCAAGCAACGAATAGCGTACCCACCCCGCAAACTCAGAGCACAGCTCAACCCGCGCCCGTGGCCCTAGATGCAAAGGCACCGGATGCGGGGCCATCTCCTGTTAGCGAAAAGCCGACAATCGAAGTGCCAGCCGAGAGCACTGCGAAGGTGTTGGCCGAACGGCTCAACCTGCGACGTGAGCTAGAGGCGGCGAAGAAAGCACGCGCCGAGCTCGAAGCCGAGGTGAATGAGCTGAGGCCGTGGAAAGAGCGCAAGGCCAAGGCCAAGGAAAACCCGGATGAGTGGCTGCAATCAGCCGAGCTCACGTTCGACGATCTTGTCCAACACAAATTGCGAGGCGGTAAGCCAGAGCCTGTCGATCCGAACAAGGTCGAGATCGATCAAGTCAAAAAAGAGCTGGCCGAGCTGAAGGCGTTGCGAGAGCAAGAGCACGCGCAGAAGGCTGAGGCGGCTGGCATTGCGCACATCAATTCGGTGGTTGAGCACGTAAAAACGTCGCTCGACAAAATGCCGGCCACATCGCGCTTTCTTGACGCCGATGAAGCGGCCGACATGGCCCAGCGCGTGCTGGTGTCGCACTTTCGAGAGCACAAAGTCGCTCTGAGCCCAGCACAGATCGCTGAGCGGCTCGAAGCCTATTACAAACCACTTGCCGAGCGCGCTGACCGGAAAGCGCCACAGGCCGACAAGCAGAGTGCGCAGCCAGCGCAAACACCAGAAGCAAAGACCAGCAAGCCAGCACCCGTCACTAATTCACTAACTCCGCCGCCGTCAGACGCGACCGACAAGCCAAAACTCAACCGTCAACAGTTGTTCGAGGCAAACCTCGAAAAACTGAAGAGCGGCGGGTTTCGCAGTGGCGCATCGGCAGCGGCAAAACACTGAAAGGACTAAGCAATGACTATTTCAGCCACAGAATTTACCGGCATGCTCAAAGAATCATACACCGGCGCGGTCATCGCGGAAATGCAGCCTGCAAAGGCGCGCTTTCAATCGATGATCAAGAAGAACACCAAAGCGACTGGCGACTACTACGTTGTGCCAGTGATCAACGCCAACAGCGCGCGTCGGTCATGCACCTTCGCTGATGCGCAGGTGAATATCGCGGACAACGTTGGCTACCAGCAATTTCAGGTGCCCTATTACCAAGACTATGCGGTTGCCTCATGGACCGGCAAGATCTTGCGCCAGACCGCCGACAACGCCGGCGCGTTCGGCTCGGTCATGAAACGCGAAATGGATCGCGCCATTCGTGCGGCCTACCGCAGCCAAGCGATCAAGCTTTTCCGCACTGGCACGGGCTCGGTTGCCAATATCGATTCGACGGCAACCGTTGCCTCGCTCGTGCTGATCCTGTCGAACAAGGGTGACGCGCAGCAATTCGAGGTGGGCGAAGTTGTGGCCGCCGCGGCAACCGATACCGGCGCACTGCGCACTGGTACCGCGACGATTACCGCAGTTGACCGCGTGGCCGGCACCATCACCACGTCGGGATCGAACTGGTCGGCACAGATCACCTCGCTCGCAACCGGCGACTTCCTGTTTAAAAAGGGCGACCACAGCTCGTCAGGCACGCCGCAACTCGCAATCGATGGCTGGCTGTCGTACGGTCCGGCGTCCAGCGCGGCCCTGAGCTCAAGTTTCAACAACGTCGTTCGCTCGACCGACCAAAGCCGCTTGGCGTGTCTCTACAAAGACAACTCGCCGGTCACGGAGCAAAAGCCGATCGACGAATACCTTGTTGACTGTGTGAGCGAGTTGTTGGCGAACGGGTCGGACCCTGACGCGGCATTCCTCAACCCACGCAAGTATCGCGTGCTAGTGAACCGCGCGCAAACCAAGCTCGTGCGCATGGAGCAAAAGAAAACCGCCGTCGGCTTCGGCGCAATCGAGTTGCTCTGTGATGACGGCTCGTTGCCGGTCTTCAGCGATGTGAACACCCCTGAGCCCAACGTGCTCATGGCGCAAATGGACACCTGGGAGCTGGTGAGCCCCGGCGAGTCGATCGGTGTGTTGGAGGATGATGACAAAGAAGTGTTACGCATCTACAACAGCGACGGCTACGAAGTCCGCATCGGTGGCTACCCTGGCCTCGCATGCCACGCGCCTGGCTGGAACCTCACCGGCACCCTGTAATCAAATTTGACTGACGCCTAGGCGGTCCGACCCCGTCGCGCGTCAGCACTACGACCGAAAGGATAGATCACATGGCTGTGAACCTAAATCTGACTCCGATGCTGACTGTGAAGTCAAAAGTCCAAGCCAACGTCATTTTCAACCCAGCCGGCGCATCGCCTGCGCTCTTGCGCAGCGACCTGCCTGGCATCACCCTGGGACACCCAGGAACCGGAAACTATACGATCGTTATGCCGGTAGATCTGAAGCTACCGGACGACGTCGAATGTTTTGTTTCGATGGCGCTTTCGTCTCAGGCTGACTCGCAGATCAACCTCGGCCCGTACAACTCGTCAACGCGCACGATCAACGTGTATACACTGACCGCTGGGGCCAGCGCTGACATCGCGACGGGCGCTGTGATTCGGGTCAAGATCGAGTGGCCAGAATTCAAGAGCACCCGATGAAGGCGGATCCGCATAAAGACGGCATCGCGTCGCTGATTGTCAGCATCGGCAGCAAGGCCGGCAAAAAGGGCGCGGAAGAAGCCCCGGAAGAGTCTGGCGAACCCGGCGACCTCGAACTCGCGGCGCAGGAGTTTTTTGAGCGCGGTGCGGCGAAAGACTGGGGTGGTGCGGCCAAGGCGCTTGCGGCGGCTCACGAGCTGTGTGGCTACGGCGCTAGCGAAGATGACGACAGCGCCGACTGAGACTCGCCCGCCACGCCTCTGAGCGATGGCTACGCTTACCCTTTTGCAGCTCAGAACCCAGGTCAGAGAACGCACCGGGCTAGAGAGCGCAACCTACCCAACCGACGCAGAAATCAACACCATGCTCAATGCTTCGGGCAACGAGTGGTGGGACATTCTCGTCTCGAAATTCAACGACTATGGGCTAACCAAGTCGAGTTTCAACATCGTGGCGAATCAGAGCGACTACTTGTTCGCATCGCTCAGCACGCCGATCACAGACTTCTACAAGTTGCGCGGGATCGATCAACTCGTGAGCGGCACCACAGGCTATCAGCCGATGCACAAGTTTGAGCTTGAAGAGAGCCGCGAGTTCAACCGATACCCTGGCTTCATTTCTTCGACGGGATCTTTCCCATCGCTCACCTACAGAGTGCATGGCGATGGGTTCGAGCTCATCCCTCCACCGAGCACAAATGGCACGGGGCGTTGCTGGTACATCAAGCAATTCCCGACGATGGCGAATGACGCTTCGACCATCGCTGGCTACAACGGGTGGGAAGAATACTTGATCGCTGACACGTGCATCAAAGTACGCGGCAAGCTCGACCTGCCGACAGATGTTTTTGAGCGCCAAAAAGCCGCGCTGCTAGATCGTATCAATGCAGCCGCGGAAAACCTCGACGCGGGCCGCGCTATGACGATCAAGCAACTTCGCGACGAGTGGGGATCCTGGTGAAGCCCAAGTGGCCGACCAAGCAAGATCTCACAGATGAGCCCACACTAAAATCTGTTAGCGACGTTGTGTTTCGCCACGCGCGTGAAGCATCGGTCATGCTGAGCAACGGGCTCACGATCGCGGACAACATGAACGCCACGATCTCCAGTGTCGATTGTTCGCACGACGTTGAAACGCTGATGCCGCGTAGTGGCTTCCGTGGCTTGCCGTCGTTTTTTCAGCCGCTTTACACAACGGTGTCGCGCACAGACACCACGCCGTCATATCCGGTACTAGGGACGCCTATCCCGCTCAACTACGACACTGAAGAAGGGTACATAGGGCTCAGGGTCCGGTTTGATTCGAGCGGCCCCTACGCGGAGTTTTCCAGCAGCGGCACACAGTCGATCAATAACGCCACACTAACCGTTGTGTCGCACCAAACAATCGACATCGTAGATTCTTCAGGGGTGTTGTCGATCGCGTCTAACGGATCGGGGCCGGCCTCGTCGCGTATCACAGCAAGCGAGGCAGGGATCTATGAGATTGTTGGACAGGCCGGGTTTGCGAGCAACGCCACCGGGTATCGCCAGGCAGCCTTGCAAGCCAACGCCGCGGGTAATTTCAAAGGTCTGATCCTCACGCCCACCGTCAACGGCGATATTTGGTCAGCCAACTACTCAACGCGATGGTCGCTCGCCGCCAACGACTACGTACAGGTGACGCTGTGGCAAAACAGCGGAGGGGCGCTAAACACCGTCAGCGGCGCTACCAGTACAGGCGTCAGGACGCAGGTAAGGCGAGTCGGATTCATCCCCGGTTCGGTGAGCGCGACAGTTACCGGCATTTTCTGGGGCGGGTAGACGCCTACCTCGCCTCAAGGCGATGCCTCTACAACCGCAAGTCATCGATATCGACATGGGCCTTGGCCTCGACACGTTCACCGATCCCAAGCGCGTTGTTCCTGGCAAATTCACGACCCTTGAAAATGCGCGTTTTGTTCGCGGCAAGCGCCTAGAAATGCGCCGTGGAAATGTGGCTTATGGCGGCACCTACAAGATCGGCAACACTGGCAGCGCATCGGACTCCTACGGCTCGTTTAGCAATCGACTGTCGGTCAAACGGACCAAGACACTCCGCGACGTGCCCGTGTTTTTCGGCGAATATCAGGACGCAGCCGCCAGTTCTCAGGCAGG